TAACAGTTGCCATTGGCGCAATTGGACCAGTTGCTCTAATGACATTTGGTTTATTGGCAAACGGAGTGGCAAACCTTCTTAAAGGATTTTTAGTTCTTCGTAATGGATATTTAAGATTAACTGGACAATCACAGATATTAAGTGAACAAACAGAATTTTTAACCGTAGAGCAACAAAGAGCAGCAGCAGTCGCTCACTCACTTGATCAATCACATGCAAGGCTAACACAAACATTTAACGCAGAAGCAAGTTCTGTAAGAGCATTAGCAAATGAGTATAGATCAGCCCTTAATGCATTACAAAATTTTGCAGCACGTAATCCTGGCATGATGACGCCACCTAAAAAATATAATAAAGGTGTTGTAGTAGTTCCTGGAAGTGGAAATAAAGATACAGTTCCTGCAATGCTTACGCCAGGAGAAGCAGTAATTCCTGCAGATATGACCCAAAAGTATGGAGCATTAATTCAAGGAATGATCGCTGGAAATATTCCAGGATACATGGCTGGAACTATTAGCGTTGGAGGTCAGGCAGTAGGTCTTGATTTTGCTAGACGTGACACCGCTGCAAAAGCACAAAGAATAATTGATGAACTTCTTAGAGAAGGATCTGGAATTGAAAATGCGTTAACAATTGTTAATGAAACTCTTGCTCGCATGGCAAATGATACTAAGGTTAGCATTGGTTCTTTTATTAGAGAACTAGATGTAGTAACTAAAGGAATAACTGGGCAACAAATTCCAGGCGCTGTTTTCAGAGGTGCCCTTGGAACAGAAAGAAGATTCAGTGCTGGACAAACTGGTATTGGAACAATGGAAGAGCAAGTTGCAGGAAATGCAGCATTCGAAGAAGAATTAAAACGTGCAAGAGAGTCTAGTGCTGCAGCACAAGAGGCAATGAGAAATTATTATGAGTCTATTGGTATAGATTTAACATCTACAGATAAGAAAACTCAAAATGTGTTAAATGCTATTGAACAGGCAAGAGATGTTCATAGAGCACATGTAATTGAAATTCAAGATAATGCAGATAAAATGTTTATGGAAGCCTGGGATCCAAATGCATGGGTTGCTCAATCATCAACTCTTAACCAGGTTAGCAACATATTAGATTCATCTGTAACAACACGTGAAGAATATTTTAGACAATTATCTGAAGTTAATGCTGATGAAGCAGTAATTGCTTCAATTAGAGACAAGATTACTAACAACATAGCATTAACTGAACAAGAGTTAATGGTTCAAAAAGAAGTTCTTGAGCGTATGCTTGCCTCTACTGCTGAACTATCTCAATCATTTAGAGCACAGGCAACTGGCGCTATTGCTGCTACAGAATTTTTAGCACAAAATCCACCAACACAGGCTGGAGTTGGTATGAGAAGTGCTGCACAAACTGCTGCTGCACAACAAACACTTACACAGGCAAAGTTTAGGGGGCAGCAGTCTTTTATTCCAGTAACACAAGAAGCAAGAGCAGTTGTTGATCAAACAGTTTTAGAAACAGCACGTGCCGCTGGAACACAGTCTCCATCAAGAAGAACAGTTCCAATCGGAGAAGATATTGCTCGTGGTCTTTCTGTAGGAATGATGAATCAGGCCGATGATGTTGCACAGGTTGGACAACAGGTTGCAACTGGAGCAGTTCGTGGAGTAAGTAGAGGCGCTAGAACTAGTGGGCCAATAACTCCTGGAACAAACTTCCCAGTTGAAAGAACTCGTGGCGGGGTACCATTACAACAGGTTGCAAATGCTGCAATAATTTCCGAATCTACTAAAAAGTCTGCAGAAACAATGGTTGCTGCGTCAAAGTCATTCCAAAACAGAATGACAGGTCTTAATAGGGGGCTGATGAGTGGAACATTTGCTTTAGGATCACTTTCTGGACTAGCGTCATTTAGCGGTGGTAAATTAGGAGAATTTGCTGGAGTAGTATCAAAACTTAATCTTGCTATGTTTGCATTAATGTCAGTAACACAACTATTAACACAGACGCAGTTTACTGCAATATTGGCAACACGAACAGCAGCAGCAAAACAAGCAATGGCATTTGCTACATATGGAAAGGGTCTTGCATCTAAATCAGGTCTTTTTGGAAGTTTGGCAAGAGTTGCAATAGGAGTTACTAGATTTCTTGGTCCAATAGGATTAGCAACAACAGCAATTGCAGGTACAGTTGCTGTAATAAAAATGGTTAATGCCGCAAGAGAGCGTGAGCGTTTTGCAATAGAAGGACTTGGAGATGCAGCGCTTTTAACAAAACAAAAATTAGAAACACTAGGAGATTTCTTTGGAGTAGCAGTACAAAGTACACCATTAGAAACAACTGGCCCACAACTTGTTGTAAATCAAGAAACCAGAACTAAACTTGATGAACTAAGACAAAATGCAGGGTTCTTAAAAGATTTTGCTAAAGATATTGAGGCATTAAGAGGCGCAACTGGAGATCAGGCAGAGTTAATATTTAATGCTCTTGCAATTCAATTAAAGGGTAAGGGATTTGCAAAAGAACAAATAGAATTAATAGTTAAAGCACTACAAGAAGAGTCTGGTAAAACAGATTTAAAGTTTGAATTTGCAAATATAGATTTAGCCACAGAGCAAGGACAAAAACAACTAAAGTCTACTTTAGCAGGTCTTGGAAAATCCGTTGGGGAAGAGTTTTCTAAAGGATATACCGCAGCCACGTACGAGGGGGTATTTTTAAAAACCCGTGAAAGCCTATCAACAGATTTAAGAAAGAGTGTAGCAACTGCCTCTAAAACAATTACTGGAATGTTAAATGGTATTTCTGGACAATTGGCAAATGGAACAATAAATGCACAACAATTTGATGAGAGTTTTATTAATATTTCTGAAACTATAAAGAAAATGCCACAGCCACAGGCTGCTTTGGTTCTTGGAGAAGTAATAAAGAATCTTCCTGGAGATTTAGCAAAAAGTGCTGCGGGGTTAAAGAACACCTCTAATCAATTACTATTGGTTGAGGCCGCAATGGTTGGAGTTACAACAATCACTCCTGATATGATTGCTGCTTTGGAAATGGCTGACAAATCTCTCGATGGTGGAGCACAAAGAACAGCAAGAAGAGTAGAAAATAAAATTAAAGAAGAAATAGCAAACCTTAAAAAATTGCGTGAGGTTATTGCAAAAGAACTAGGTAAAGGTACTGGAACTGGTGGAGATGGCGAAAAGTCTGCATTCCAAAAAGCAATTGAGGCATTAAAAGAACAAAGAAAACAACTAGTTCAATCACAAGAAGCATATGCCAGACTAAAGAAGGCGGGAGTAGAAACTTCAAGAGCATTTGAAATAGCATCTGATCCAATTCTTGCTGCTGCCATTGCTACTACAAAAGTTGGAAGTGAAAAATGGAAACAACTTCTTGGACTTATTAAAGATGTAAACAAAGAATTACTTAGCAGTGAACTATTAAAATTCTTCCAGGGTAGAACTGCAGATCTAAAACTAAAAGCACAATTTGCAGAAATTGTTCCATTGTTAGAAAAACTTGGGTTAGATGCAAAAGATATTCAGGAAATATTGTCTAATCCAGATTTAGCAAGGGCTTTTATTCAAGACCTTAAAGATGGTGTTATTAATTCAAAAGAACTTGCAAAATATATTGAACAAATTCCAGAGTTAAAAAAGATAGACATTGTTCTTGGAATTACTACAGAAGAAGATGCATTTGCAGCACTGAAGTCTAAGGCTGATGAATTATTTGGATTCCTTGAAAGAGCAGCAGAGCGTGAGTATAAGCCTAAGATTGTTAAAGCAGAAAAAGAAGTTGAGGCTGCTCAAGATGCCGTAGATAAAATTCAAACAATTATTGAGGGCTATGAGCAAACAATTGAAAGAGAACAAAGAAGAATAGAACTAACTCTTAGCAGACCAATAGAGGCATTCCAGGAAGAAATTAATGACTTACAGCGTAATATAGAAATGCAATTTACTCGTCCAATTGAAGATCTAAACGAGCAAATTAATAATATTGAGCGCACAATTCAACAAAAGTTTGATGAGCCAATTGCTGGACTACAGTCAGATATTGAAAAAATGCAACGCAGTATTGAACTTGGATTTGAACGACCAATTGCTGCACTTCAGGAAGAGTCCTCTGACCTTGCTAATGAATTAGAGTTAATGGATCGTGCTGCAGAACAGATTAATGAAAAATATGACGCACAGGAAGCAGCATTACAAAAGATCGCAGATGTAAATCAAGAAATTTCTGCACAGCAAAAACAGCAGTTAAGCATTGCTGATGCTTTAACTCAAGGTGATATTTCTGCTGCTGCTCAGGCTGCACAACAGGCAAGAGAGCAGGCCGCTGCATCTGCTGCAGAAAGAGCATCAGGAACAATAGATGCTGCTCGGCAAGCACAACTAGAAGCCCTTCGTACTCGTCAGGGTATGACAAGGGCGCAGGTAGAAGAGCGTCAGTTTGCAATAAGTCAACAAGTCTTTGCCTTGGAAGAGCAAAAAGAAGCGGTAGCAGCACAAATATTAGTTAAACAAGATCAAATCTATGCTCTTGAACAAGCACGTATTCCATTACAAGATCAAATTAAGGTTAAACAAGAACAGATTTATCAATTACAAGAAAATCAAAAGGTAACTCAAGAACAAATTCGTGTTATTGAAGATAAGATTTACGCTCTTGAAGAACTACGTGAAGCAGCATTATTAGAAATACAAAAAACGGAAGACCTTATTTATAATATTAAAAATGGTATCAACGTTGCTGATAGTGAAAACCTTGTTCTTGCTAATCAAAGACTAGAAACTGCTAAACAAAATCTAGAAACAATTAAGCAAGAATTGCAAGAAAGACTAGATAATATTGATGCACAGCGAGATGCTTGGGAAGCAGCAGCAGATGCACAAATTGCGGCAAAGATTGCTGCTGGAGAATATAATGATGTTTTACAAGCAACTATTGCATATTTAAAACAAATATTGTCATTACAACAGCAAATTGCTGCTGCCGCAGCATCTGCAACAGTTGGTGGAGCAACCACTGCTTCTAGCGGAACTCCAAAAATTACATCCCCCTCAATTGTCAAAAAGGATCCAGTTGTTGTTGAAAATAATAATGCAGTAAAAGCAAATACAGAAAAAATAACAGAACAAATTAAGACATTAACAGACTTGCGTAAAGAGACAACATCTGGAACTGCAATTAACTTTAAACTTAAAGAACAAATTGATGAATTAAATCATACTCTGAAGTTCCCTACCGCTCCAGCGTTAATTGTAGATGAAAGAACTCAGTTCCAAGCAAAGGCTAAGGCTGCTGCTGCAACAGCACCAGTTATACCAAGACCATCTGGAGGTGGTGGAGGTATGCTTATGCTTGCTGGTGGAGGTTTTGTAAAGCCGAAATATATGGGCGTAGGTGGATTAGCAAGAGGTAGCGATAAAATACCAGCAATGCTATCTCCTGGTGAATTTGTTATGAGTAAATACGCTGTAAATAGTTATGGTGTAGATAAACTAAAGGCAATGAATAATGGCGAATCAGATTACGACAGCGTGTATAATTATAGTGTAAATGTAAATGTTAAGTCTGGATCAAATCCTGAAGAAATAGCAA